GACGCCATCTTCGGCGCCCGGCCCGCGTCACCGCGCCACCTGCTGGCCCAACGCGACCTCAAGCGCCTGGCCGCGCATGACCTGGACGACTAAAAGGCGCCCCCACCATGAAATCCACCCACCGACAAGCCGCCCGCGCCAAACGCCAGCGCGTGCACATGGTCACCACATACGGTTTGCTCGACACCTTGTTTGCAGCACCGGACGCGCCCATGCCCATCGACAAGCGCACCCACCAGCTCACCCGCATGTATGGCGGTCTGCGCGCACTGGAGACCGACACAGCGCCCGCGCCGGACGACTGGCGCGTGGTCAGCGATGCCGTCAACCTGATGGAAACGCTGGTTAAGGACATGCGCCTGTGCGAAGACCCCGGCGGCCTGCTCGAAGACGCCGTTGCCGCACTGGCCATCGCCGGCGCCCGCCACCTGGAGACCGGCGCTCCCATCCGACTGGACGGCCCCGGCATTCAGGCTGTGCGTGCCGTGCTGGCCAGCTATGCCGAGGTGCTGGAAACACTCAGCGCACGCGCCATGACCGAGTGCCACCGCCTTACTGAAATCCGCATCCTGCAGATCAACGCCGGCCACAAGCAAGCGCATGACGTGCAGATCGTGTCTGTCTGACATCAACCCACCGCCCCACCATGACCCAACCCCTGCAAATCATCGCCTTCACCGGCAGCGCCGGCACCGGCAAAGACACCGCCGCCGACATCCTGGTCACCCACTGCGGCTTCACCAAGCTGGCCTTTGCCGACGCGCTGCGCGCCGAGGTGCAAGAAGCCTTCAAAGTGCCGGCCGAGCTGCTGACGCGCCGCGACCTGAAAGAAATGGCCACCACAGCTATGGCGCTGGTGGAGTGCCACGACATGGGGTTCAGCGGCGCCATGGCGCGTTTTGAAATGGCGCACGGGCATGCACTGGACTGGAGCTGGCTCAAGGCACCGCGCACCCCGCGCCAGATCCTCCAATGGTGGGGCACCGAATACCGCCGCGCCCAGCGCATCAACTACTGGCTGGAGGCCCTGCGCAGCCGCGTCACCCAGCTGCACGCCTTGGACGGCCGCAGCCGCTTCGTGATCACCGATGCGCGCTTCGAGAACGAAGCCGCCATGATCCGCGCGATGGGCGGCGTGGTGTGGCAGATCGCCCGCGACGGCGTGCAGAGCGTGGAAGGCCAGCACGCCAGCGCCACCGACGGCACCCGGCTCAACCCCTCGGTCGTCATCGACAACAGCGGCACCCTGCACAGCCTGCGCGAGGCCGTGCTGGGCGAATGGCTGGCGCTGGAGACCAAGACCGACGTGCAAACCCTGCGCATCGTGGACCCGGCCCGCGTGGGCGACGAAGCCCAGGCGCAGACCTTCGGGGTGCTGGCATGACCACCCCCACCTACACCCCGCGCGCCGGCAGCCTGGCCAGCCAGGTCATCAGCTTTTTCCGCAACAACCCCGACGAAGAGCTGCTGCTTGAGGACATCACCGACAAGTTCGCGGCCACGCGCGGCAACGTCCACACCCTGCTGAGCGACGCCGTCAAGGCCGAGCTGCTGGCCCGCGAACGCAATGCCGACGGCGACTACCTGTACAAGCCGGGGCGAGCCTGCGGCACCTATGCCCCGCCCGACGCCACCATCGCCGCCACCGTGGCCAAGACCAAGGCCGCGGATGCCCAGCTGGCCGCCATCGACTTCGCCGCGCTCCAGGTCGACGAAGGCGTGCCCTACCACCCGGTGTCTGGCGTCAAAGGCTTCAACAAGTGGGACCCGCTCTACGCCCGCCTCACCAAGGCCGGCCAAAGCGTGGAGCTGCCCCGCGCCCTGCGCGACCGCCTGTTCACCGAATGCGGCAAGCGCAACAAAAAGACCGGCGCCAAGACCTGGGCCGTCAGCACCACCAGCCCGTCCACCTGCCGCCTGTGGAGGCTGCTGTGAGCCGCACCCCCACCTACACCGACCCGGACGACCGCAAGCTGCCCCACCCGGGGGAGATCATCGCGCCCGGCTGCGGCGACCCCGCCCTGCTCACCCGCTCACCCATCCGCAGCATCGCCAGCGCCGCCGATCTGGCCCCACCCGCCCTGCGCCCCGGCGCGCAAGACGCCCTGGCCCACCCCAGCCGCATCGGCGACCGTCTGCACTACCGCGACGGGCGCGTGACGGATCTGCAGGGCAACCCGATCAAGACCCAAGGAGCATCCGAATGAAAGACTACTCAGCCGAGACCGGCGCCGCCCTGGCGGATGAAGACCAGACCATCAAGGCTTTTGCCCATGCCGTCGTCACGCCCGCCACCCGCACGCCATCGCCCGGCACCTTTGCCACCATCGCGCTGGACCGCATCACGCCCAGCCTGACCAACCCGCGCAAGACCTTCGACCCGGCCAAGCTGCAGGATCTGGCCGAAAGCATCCGCTCCAGCGGCGTGCACCAGCCGGTGGTGGTGCGCAGCCTGCCCGGCAGCCGCCTGGCAGATACCGACCGCACCGTGCAATACGAGCTGGTGGTGGGCGAGCGCCGCCTGCGCGCCAGCATCATCGCCGGCGTGGACACCATCCCGGCCATCGTCCGCACGCTGAGCGACAACGAAGTGCTGGAGATCCAGGTCATCGAGAACCTGCAGCGCGACGACCTCGCCCCGCTCGAAGAAGCCGAGGGGTACGACCACCTCATGCAGCACACCGGCCTCAGCGCCGACGAGGTGGCCGCCAAGATCGGCAAGTCGCGCAGCTACGTCTATGCCAAGCTCAAGCTGCTCGACCTGTGCCAGGAAGTGCGCCAGGCCCTGCGCGAGGGCAGCATCGACGCATCGCGCGCCCTGCTCATCGCCCGCATCCCCGACGGCAAGCTGCAGCTCAAGGCCCTGAGCGTGGCCACCGCGCCCCAGGGCGGCGCGGCCGATGCACCCGGCGTGCGCGCCTTCGGCCAGTGGCTGCAGCAAAACGTCATGCTGCGCCTGGAGGGCGCGCCCTTCCCCATCACCGACGCCCGCCTGACCGCCGCCGGCAGCTGCAAAGACTGCCCCAAGCGCACCGGCGCCAACCCCGACCTGTTCAGCGACGTGGCCGGTGCCGACGTGTGCACCGACCCCGCCTGCTACCACCTCAAGGAAGCCGCCCACCACGCCCACCTGGTGCAGCAGGCCCAGGCCAAAGGCATGAAGGTGCTGGCCGGCGCCGACGCCAAGGCCGTGGTCACCCACCAGTGGGACCGCGACGCGCTGGACGGCTACACCCGGCTCGACAGCCAGCGCCATGACGCCACCGGCGCGCCCACCAGCCTGCGCAACCTGCTGACCGGCGTGGACCTGATCGCCAGCGGCATCCAGCCCGTGCTGATCGAGCACCCCCGCAGCAAAGAACTGATCGAGGCCGTGCCCACCCACGAGACCGAGGCCTTGCTCATCACCAAGGGCCTGCTGCGCCAGAGCCAGAAGGCCGAGAGCGTGGAGCGGCAGATCGACCAGCTCAAGGCCAGCATGGAGCGCAACGTGTTCCGCCGCAGCCGCGGAGCCATGTGGACCGAACTGGTCAAGGCCGTGCACGCCAGCACCGCGCCCGTCACCCCATCGGCCGACTTGGTGCGGGCGTGGCTGGGCAATCAGTGCGACCACCTGCAGGATGACGACCTGATTGCTGCCTTTACCCTGCCCGACCTCGAAGACCGCTACGACCTCGAAGACCGCGCCCGCCTGGCCGCCCAGCGCATCCCCAGCGTGGAGCTGTGGAAGGCGGTGGTCATCCTGATGATGGCCGAAGACCAGGCGCCGACCTACCTCATGACCAAGACCGACAGCGAGCTCAAGAAAGACCCGCCCCACTTCACCGCCGTGGCCCAGATGCTGGGCATGGACCTGAAGCCCATCGAGCTGGAAGCCCGCGCCACCGTCAAGGCCGAAGTCAATGAGGAAATCAAGGCGCTGAAAGCCCAGATCGCCCCCAAACCCAAAGCCGCCCCAGCCACCACCCCCGCTGCCGGTGTTGACGTTTCAACTGGGGGCAAGGGGGCCAAGGCCAAAAAGGCAGACGCCCCGCTGCGCAAGCCCAAAACATCCGCTTCCGAAGCCCAAGCCCAGATCGCTGCCGCGATGCAAGCCGAAGAGAAGACCGATCCAGGCGCTGACGCGCAAGGCATTGAAGCCACGGCCAGTGGCTTCGCCCTGGCCGTGGGCGCCCGTGTCAAGGTGCTGCCCAGCGCCACCGGCCGCAAAGAGGCGCCATGGATCGGAAAGAAGGGCACCGTAAGCGGCCGGGTGGGGCCCGAGGCTTGGGATGTCACCTTTGAAGGGAAAGTGGCCAAGCCCATCACGGGCAAGGCTGTTGTGGCGGTCCAGAGCTTTCATGTGACGGAGCTGGAGATGGTCGAGTGAAAGAACGCCCGATTCTTTTCAGCGCGCCGATGGTGCGCGCCATTCTGGACGGCACCAAGACGCAGACGCGGCGCGTGGCGACGGGCGCCGCGCTGGATTGGCTCTCTGGGCCAAGCGGATTCAACGCTGAATTTGTCGCATTACCGGAAAACGGGCTTTGCCCCTACGGCCAGCCCGGCGACCGGCTTTGGGTGCGGGAAACAAGCCGCGCGCACGAGCTCACAGACAAGGAGGCCGAAGCCGACACGTTCGGCGTGATCGAGCGCTTGGGGCTCGAAGTTCCACCCTGCGGCCTCGATGGCGTGGTCTACGCCGCTGACAATGCTTTCCGCGAAATCGAGAACAGCCGCGAGGCTTCCGAGCGCTGGATGAAGATGAACGCTTATCGTGGCATGCAGGGAGCAACCGTCCCCGCCATCCACATGCCCCGATGGGCCAGCCGAATCACGCTGGAAGTCACCGGCGTGCGCGTCGAGCGGCTGCAAGACATCAGCGAAGCGGATGCGCGGGCGGAGGGTTGTGACGCTTATTTGGCCGAAGAAAGCCCAGCAATCGACCAAGCGCGCATGGACTACGCCAACTTGTGGGAATCCATCAACGGCCCCGGCTCATGGGACTTGAATCCTTGGGTCTGGGTGGTTGGGTTTAAGCGGGAGACGCCATGCTAACCGCCACCCAAGCCGCCCAGGCGCTGGGCGTCTCCAAGCGGCACCTG